GTCCGAAAGCGACTGGTTGCGTGATCGAGGTTGGCGCAGCATGAGTGATATAGCCTACAACTTTGACGTCACATGGCCACACATGACCATGACGGGTGGCAGCTCCGAAGGTGGATTCAACGAAGAAGCAGCACAACAACTGGCTGACAGCTTGAGTGAAGCTCTAGGAGTTGAAACCACTGTCAGCACTGGTTATCACGGTGCTACTCGCGATACAAGTACTTGGATTTTTGAACCCGACGGCAGCTTAGATGCCGACGATGATGCCAACATGCCAGTGGAGATTGTGAGTCCACCTATGCCACTAGCAAAAACTCTGGAAATCCTGCCCAAGTTTTTTGAGTGGGCTGAAGAAAATGGTGCTTATGCCAATAGCTCTACTGGTTTCCACATGAGTGTCAGCATGCCCGAGCACGAAGGAAACATGCTGGATTACACAAAACTGGCCTTGTTCTTGGGCGACGAGTATGTGTTGAAGCAGTTTGGACGTGAAGCCAACACTTACGCCAAGAGTGCCATCAGCAAGATTCGTGACAAGAAAGGCAAGGTTGATGCCGAGACTGTTATGTCTGCCATGCGCAAGCATTTAGATCAGTTTGCTTCACGTGCTTTAGCCAGTCCTTCAGGCTTTGGCAAATACACCAGTATCAATCCCAAGAGCAAATACATCGAATTCCGATCAGCTGGCGGCAGCAACTATTTCGAAGACATGGATAAAATCCAAAATACCTTGATGCGTTATGCTCGTGCCATGGACATTGCTATGAATCCTGCAGCTGACAAGCCAGAATATGCCAAGAAGCTGTACAAGATGCTGACTGATGTCAAAACACAAGAGATTACGGATCCTCGGACCGGTACAAAACGTACAGAAGTTGTGCCCGGCCTTGACAATGATGCCATTGCCGTATTCAGTCGTTTTGTAGCAGGTGAGTTGCCCAAGTCAGAACTCAAAGGCTTTATTAAAAAGATACAGTACAGTCGTGACGTGGCACGACAAAAAGCCAGCGGAAAAGTTTCAACAGATTACGATCCCGACGGCAATTATGTGATACGTAGTAAAGATTCTGAAGGAAAACCCCAAGGTTCTGTACTACATAGATTTAGTGCCACTGGTACCAGTGCTGCCATAGAACAAGCAAAACAATGGATAGAGGCACGTGGGATTGAGAAATCATCCGTGCATCTGGCTCACGTCGAAAATGTACCAGCAGAGATTTTAGCCACAGCACCTACTGCACCTCCTACACAGACTCCACAGACAGATCAACTCAATGCTCCAGTGGCAGATGATCCTCGTGGCAACTATGTGTTGCGACAAAGAGAAGGCGCCGAAGGCAGAGGAGCAGTGTTGCACAGATTTTCGGCTCCAAACAACAGGGCAGCGATAGAAGCAGCACGTGAATGGACCACTGCTCAGGGTATAGAGCGTCGTACTGTGTGGTTGGATCATATATCGGGTGTACCACCCGAGATACTAAATGCTGCACCTATTAGGGCCACAATAGGCGAACCTCGTCCAGCATTTACTGAGCCACGGTCCAATTCTATCCCTGAAGTGCCACTTGACATAGCACAGAACTTTCCACCGATCCAGACAGAACCTCAGAATTTTCCGGCAGCACAACAGACTGGTGGTGAGTTCTCCGGTGAATGGAAAGTAGTGGATGGACTGAACCGAGAAGTTTATAGATTCAGCGGTGTTGGTAACAGTCAAAGTGATGCCAACCGAGTAGCACGTGAGTGGGCCCAACGTACCGGATTTGATGGGAACCTGGAAGTATATCCGGTAATGAGATAACACATGAGAGCTAGCGAATTCATAATCGAAAACTTTGCAGATGGCAATAAAAAGATTGCCTTTCGAGTTAAAAAAAGTCGCAATAATTTTGCTACAGAAATGACAGTGAATGGGGAACCAGTTGGAGTGTATCAATACAATGCTGCCACCGGCCGTAGCATTGCAGAGATTGACCCAGAATTTCGTAGTCAAGGACTAGGTAAAATTCTAGTGCTGCATGCCATTTATACAGCAGCACAATTAGGAATGGATTTTCAAGAAGATGAATCGCGAACTACTGCTTACGATAACGTGTTAGACAGTTTAAGCAGCAATGGCTACATTGTAGATGATGATGGTTATTGGTATGTCACAGGCGCAGGCGAACAGTTCTTAAACACTTCGTTGAATGAAAACTTTGCAGATGGCAAAGTTAAAGGTAAAAGCCGTCCTGGGCGTGTCAAACGTGCCGGTGCCAGCTGCAACGGATCAGTTACTAGTCTACGCAAACGAGCCAAAGCAGCATCCGGAGAACGTGCAAAGATGTACCATTGGTGTGCCAACATGAAGTCTGGTAAATAACACCATGCGACTAATAGAAATTGCCCAACCCAAGAAATCCAAGCTCAAGACTTATGAGATACGTATTAAGATTCCAATCCTCGGCGGCGGCATGACCAATACCTTTACCACTGTAATGGCTTTAAATCCACAAATGGCTCGCAAGATAGTGCAAGTACAATACAATGTACCCGGCATACTGATGGGGCAACCTCGAGAAATCAAACTACGATAAACAATTGTTAGGCTATCAACAAATACCTAAATCTTGTTAGGTTTTAGATTGGTAAAAACAATGGGTTTGTAATCATAACTTTCGGGACAAAATTTACATTGTGGGACCACAGAATCAATGTTGTCCATAAACTCTTGACCACGCTGATCAAACTCGTCTACTCCTAAACCTTGATAGCCTCTCATGATTACGCGATCTTCATCTGATAAATCGAACTGATACTGGTCGTCGAATTCTGGCATCAGTGCTACAGGTCCACACTTGTATATACGCCCCCGAATCATGTGATAGTTTTTAAATTTGCGATAAGCACAGACTTCATGTGCTATTTCTGGATTGCTATTGTACAATCCAAAACGTCCGTTGGCCTGTTCAATAATGTTGCTTTGAGAAAAAATATTGTTGACCCAAACATGAATATATTTTTGATCGGCATCAATAAATTGATATCGGCTACCGACAGGATGGTTGGGATTTTCTGTTTCTGCTATTGGATGTTTTAAAAAATTGCGTATACGAGTAAACAACGTTTCTTTGTGTTCTACAGAGTGTAGACTAATCCCAATCCAGTTGTCATGATTTATTGCATCGTACAGCCCAGGTACTAGATCCAATCTAGTACCGTTGCTTTGAACCTGTACTCCACTGAGACGGGGCCACAAGCGTCTAAGGCCAGTAATCCAATCTACAATGTCAGGATTCAACAAGGGTTCACCTCCCAGTATTACCGGATGTCTTATTTCAATCTTTTCTGCCCACTGTGTCAGTATAGGTTCAGCATCTGCCCAGCGCCAATGACCAGAAAATTTATAATTATTGTAACGATTGCACCCGCTGCAAGTCAAGTTACAGACATTTGTAATATAAAATTCTAGTCGATCTATAAGTATGCGTTCAGCCATAATGTATCCTTTGCTGAATACTTATATAAGTGTGATCAGGTACAAATATATAGATACATTTTTGCTAAATATCAAATGCACACCGAATTTGTAAAGGTAACATTTGATATATTCTGCGACTGGGAAGGAACTCCTCCGATCTATCGAGTATTTGTCAACGACGAATTATTTACAGAGCGTACCTATATTTGGCACGACGTGTTTCTGGTAGAAATGCTGCAGATTCAAGCGCCACCAGGGCAATATAAAATACGAGTCAAATCTGCTGGGCCTGTCAAGACCAAATTCAAAGTGAGAAATCGCAAAATTGAAACTGGGCCGGGTAGTTGGATTGACGACGAAACGCTGGAGATAACACATGCGAGCACGTGAATTTATAAAAGAAAACGCATCTGCTGGTGCTACTAGCAGCGGCAGTGTTGCTGCAATAGCACAGCCAATGGGGGCAGTAATTACTCGCACACAAACCCGCAAACCTGGTAAATATAAAAACAGTTTAATACGGAACAAACAAAATGCTCGCAGATGATTTAAAAACTTTATTGGCAACAGAATATGCCATGGCAGTGAAAGCACAGTTCTTTCATTGGAACGTAGAGGGCCCAGACTTTGCACAACTGCACGAGTTCTTTGGCGACTTCTACGCAGAAATCAACGATAACGCCATTGATCGCACAGCCGAATACATCCGTACCTTAGACGAATACGCTCCGGGTAGTTTTGAACGCTTTGGTAACCTGAGCTTGATTCCGGGACAGATCAAAGTGCCACGTGCTCGACTCATGATCGAAGAGTTATTGGCTGACAATCAAACCATGTTGGATTTGCTGAATCAATGTTTCGGTTCTGCTGAACAAGAAAATCAACAGGGCATTGCCAACTTTGTTGCCGAACGCTTGGATGCACATGGCAAACATCAATGGATGTTAAAAGCCTTCTTAAAGGACAACAGAGCATGAGAATAAAGAACTTAGTTGAAGGCTTAAACGCACAGCAACGTTCAGTGCCTCAATTGCCAGCGCAGGCCAAGGCCCGGCACATCAGCGTGCTGGGTGCCAAGACTGATCCCAAGCATCCGTTTGCAGGTTACATGGTTGGTGCTGACGAAAGTGCAGAGCCAGGTAAGAAAAGTATAGGGCCCGACCGCAACGATCCTTGGGAAAAAGGATGGCGTGCTGGTTTTCGCCATAATGAATCAAATCCTTATCCAGCAGGTAGTAAAGAAGCCCAGCAATGGGACGATGGATATGCCGAAGCCGAATCACAACCACGTCATTATGACGAAGGCCGTGCCGGAGTCGACGATACTGACACAGTTGGTTTTTCTGTCAACACAGAAGCAGCGTACACGGCTGTAATGAAGCGGTTTGGTGATGTAATTGATCATGATGAAACGTCAGGCGTTATGTACGCACCGGCACGTGTATGGCCCCAAATAGAAATGGTAGCATTTGACGCTGATGGAGAAGGTGCTACTAGAGATGATGGTATTGCCGAGCAAGGTGTGGCGGAAGCAACTGGTGACCCCAAATTTGACAAGATGCTCAAAGGCATCACTGGTAAAAAAGCAGTAGCAAAACAACAAAAAGCGGATACTAAACAACAATCCCGTGATGCTTTTGGTAGTATGTTTGGTGGCAGTTCTTCAGAACTGACCAGCAAATTAAAAATCAGAGAGCAAGGTGTTGCAGAAGCCAGTAGTTCAGCACAGCAGGCCGCCATTGCTATTGCCATGAAGAAAGCAGGTAAGAAACCCCGATCAGTGGACGAAGCCGAAGCAGTTAAACAACGTCTAGATCCCAAGTGCTGGAAAGGCAAACACATCGGTACTCCAAAAACCAAAGTCAAAGGCGGAGTTCGTGTTAATAACTGTGTGCCTAACGAAAGTGTAGCAGAAGCCGAGCGTAATGAAATGGATACCGCTGCTGTACAAGCTGCACTGGCCAAGATGGCCGAACGCCATAAAGGCGAGAAGTGGTCAAAAGAACAGTTAGCAGCCTTGGGCAAGCGTATTGCTGCACGTGGCCAGAAACCAGTCAAAGAAGATGACGTAGCGGATTTCCTAGCACGTGGCGGAAAAATTACACAGGTCAAACCCAATCGCGGCCCACGCAATCCAGGCCTAAGTCTTGGTAGCAAACACATCGGTGGTGGCGGTGATGGTGCAAGAGCAAGTCGTACCGGCCGTGGATCAAAACCGCAAGGTAAACCTGTGGTTGCTGTTGAATCTATAACCAAAGAAGATATCATTACTAAACTAAAAGCCCGGTTAGGCGATTACTTGAGCGATATCGGCCAGGAGATTCGTAAAGATCCCGACCTTATTAACAAGTTAGCAGCCAAACCTGCTGGTGATCAAATGGGTCCACCAGTTAAAACTGTGACCACAGACGACGGGCACGAAATCTCAATTCACGGAAACGAAGATGATGGATTCCGTATCTCAATCAAGAATAAACCCGCAGCTAGTAAATTTAAGAACTTAGATGAAGCTGTAATGGCCTGCGAAATGTATTGCGCACACCGTCGTGCAAAAACTAAAAATGCTGACTATGTAAATGAGGCATAATGCAACTTGACCACAACCTAAATTGATGCTACACTGGGAAATCTAAGGATAAACTGATGAAACGAATCATACTCATTTTGGCAGCAGCCACAGCCCTAACAGGTTGTGTAGTAACAGATCCCTATTATATACAACCACAGCCAGTTTATGTACAACCTCGCCCAGTGTACATTCCTCCTCCTGTGTATTATCGACCACCTCCGCCACCTCCACCTCGTTGTTATTGGGTGCAGCGTTGGGATCCACAATATCGTGTGAATCGCAATGTCAGGGTCTGTAGATAATGGACTATCCAGTGTATCCTGAACATCCTCAAGATAGCGACTGGAAGCGTAACCCTTACTCACCGGTGTAATTATGAGAGACCTATTAAATTTGTTCGAAGCAATTGAGAAAGGATGTCCTCCAGCCACACAAAGCATCAAGCTGAATCTTGAGAATCGTCAAAAGGCCATAGATGAATATGGCTACGGTCCCTTAGATCCCAATGCACCTAATGAAGAATTTTGGGCTGCAAAGGCCGAAGAATGGAACATGGACAACCCCGACGATGCCAAGTCAGCCTTGTGCGGTAACTGTGCTGCATTTGACGAAACCGACGACATGCTGTCGTGCATTGCCAAAGGCATTGGCAGCGAACCTGGATCAGATCCTGCCAGTACCATTGATGCTGGTACACTGGGCTATTGCAAGTTTTTAAAATTTAAGTGTGCGGCCAAGCGCACTTGCGACGCTTGGGTTGAAGGTGGACCTATAAAGGATTAACATGATTGACCGCATAAATTTTTCAACTGTTGATTTAAATCATTCTCCGGCTCCTGATTGTATAATGCCTCCAGATGATCCCATATACAACAATTTAGCAGCACGTGAAGCTGAACGTATGAGTCTGCCCAACATTGACAGCACCAACCGCGGTGCAATACAACGCCAACAAAATATCAAGCCGGGAACCGAAGCTTGGTTTCAGCTATGGTTTAAAGGCGCAAGATGAGAGCAACAGAATTTGTTAGAAAACATAGGAAAAAAGTTAACGAGCTTGATTTCTTAGGAAGCCAATGCACTAAAGATTGTTCTGGGCATCGTGCAGGTTATGCTTGGAGTAAACGCAAGGGAACAGTGCCCAATAGTCGCAGTCCCAGTTTCAACAAAGGCGCAGCATTACAGGCCGCAGGAAAATAGCATACCCTTAGGACCGTCACAGTTCACTGTGCCTAAGGCGTCCGGTGCCCCCAACCGTTATCTAATGATTCGCTACCGTCGGATATAAACTGGGGGATTTATTCGTTTGTGGCTTGCTTTCTGTAATAACTAGTGTATAATTGTATTTTCACTAGGAGACATACATGTCAGATCGCGCATTCAGTACTGAACAAAAAGCCAAACTCACACAGATCATCAACGAAGGCATGCAGATCATGCACGAAGTTGAAACACTCAACGGCGGCCTAAACGACACTATCAAAGCAGTGGCCGAAGAAATGGAAATCAAACCAGCTATTCTCAAAAAAGCAATCAAGTTGGCACACAAGGCCGAATTTGGTCGTGAGCAGCAGGATCATGAACTGTTGGAAACTATCCTGACCACAGTGGGTAAAACTCTATAATGATTGATGTTCGCGGCATTGTATACGACATTATTGACTGGGCAGAAAAGGACTATCGAATATGGCCTGCGAGATTTGTGTTGGAAGTGGCAGCCTGGGTCACTAGCATTGCTTGTTCCACAATCATGGCGTTTACTTTACCACATCCACCGTTCTTGTTGCTGTATCCCATGTTCATTGCTCAGTGTGCTGTATTTGCCTGGGCGGCATGGACTCGGCAAAGTCTCGGAATGTTGGGCAATTATATTTTGTTAATAAGTATCGATATAGCAGCATTGATTAGATTGATCACGCTGTAGGATTCGCTCGCCTAACGGGCATGTACACGGCAACAGTGAGCCACAAGTCACTAGGAGAATTATCATATCATACGTCGACGCACTGTTTGATCGAGACAAAGATCGAATTCACATAGTTGAACGCATTAATGGCGTTCGCAAATATCAAGAATTTCCAGCCACATACATTTTTTACTACGACGATCCTAGAGGAAAGTTTCGCAGTATTTTTGGTACACCAGTGGCTAGATTCAGCAGCAGAAACAACAAGGAGTTTCGCAAAGAGCTGCGCATGCATTCGGGTAAAACTGTCTATGAAAGTGATATCAATCCTGTATTTCGATGCTTGGCTGAAAACTATCTAGGCGCAGATGCTCCAAAATTACACACAGCTTTCTTTGACATTGAAACAGACTTTGATCCAGTGCGCGGCTTTAGCAGCACTGAGGAAGCGTTCAATCCCATCACAGCCATCACAGTCTACTTGGATTGGCTGGACCAGTTGGTTACCTTGGCTATTCCTCCCAAGAGCATGAGCATGGAAACTGCTAGAGAAATTGCTGCTGACTTTGACAACACATTTATGTTTGAACGTGAAGCAGACTTGTTGGATTCATTCTTGCATCTAATTGACGATGCAGACGTATTGTCGGGATGGAACAGCGAAGGTTATGATATTCCTTACACAGTGAATCGAGTCACTCGCATACTGAGCAAGGACGATACACGCAGATTTTGCCTGTGGGGGCAAATGCCCAAGGCACGTACATTTGAACGCTTCGGAAAAGAAAGTCTTACATTTGATCTTGTGGGTCGAGTCCACATGGACTATATGCAGTTGTATCGCAAATACACCTATGAAGAACGACACAGCTACAGCTTGGATGCCATTGGTGAATACGAAGATCTGGGTAGCAAAACAGCGTTCGAAGGTACACTGGATCAGCTGTACAATCTAAATTTTCGAACTTTCATTGAATACAACAGACAAGACGTGGTGCTTGTCAACAAGATTGATAAAAAATTAAAGTTTCTAGATTTGGCAAATTCAATTGCGCATGAAAATACTGTGCTGTTGCCGACCACAACTGGTGCTGTGGCTGTGACCGAACAGGCCATTATCAACGAAGCACATGCACATGGCATGGTGGTCCCAAATCGCAAGCAGTACGGTGACAATCAGGACACGCAGGCAGCCGGCGCTTATGTTGCTTATCCTAAAAAAGGTTTGCACGACTATATTGGATCAATCGACATCAACAGTTTGTATCCGTCAGCAATTCGTGCCCTAAATATGGGTCCGGAAACTATTGTGGGACAACTGAGACCCATTGCCACAGACCAATACATAAATGATCGTATCGGCCGGAACATGAGTTTTGCTGCAGCATGGGAAGGACTGTTTGGTACTTTGGAATACACAGCGGTCATGGAACAGAATCGCGGATTTGAATTGACAGTGGACTGGGAAGATGGTACCACCAATGTCATGTCAGCTGCAGAATTTTGGCATGTGATTTTTGACAGCAACAAACCATGGGTGCTCAGTGCCAACGGCACTATCTTTACCTATGACAAAGAAGGTATCATTCCCGGCTTGTTGGCTCGATGGTATGCCGAACGTAAAGAAATGCAGGCCACATTGACACGAGTAAAAGACGAAGGCAATCATGAACAAGAAGAATACTGGGACAAGCGTCAGTTGGTCAAGAAAATCAACTTGAATAGCTTGTATGGTGCTATTCTAAATCCAGGTTGTAGATTCTTTGACAAACGCATTGGACAATCAACAACCTTGGTAGGTAGAACCATTGCCCGGCACATGGATGCCTATGTCAACGAGTGTATAACAGGCCGGTACGATCATGTGGGCAATGCCATTATATACGGTGACACAGACTCTTGCTACTTTTCTGCTTATCCTGTACTTCGAGAAGAAATTGCGCAAGGGCGTATGGAATGGAACAAGGATGTTGCAGTGGCCTTGTATGACAGCATTGCAGAACAGGTCAATCTCAGTTTCCCAGGCTTTATGGAACAGGCTTTTCATTGTCCCAGAGACATGGGTTCTATCATTCAAGGTGGTCGAGAAATTGTTGCTATCAAGGGTCTGTTTATCACCAAGAAACGATATGCTGTGTTGTTCTACGACAAGGACGGCAAGCGGTATGACGTAGGCGGCAAGCCTGGCAAGGTCAAAGCCATGGGCCTAGATCTCAAGCGGTCAGATACTCCTAAGATTATCCAAGAATTTCTTAGCGACATTCTTAACGATGTTCTCAATGGATCGGAGAAAGAACCTATTATTGAAAAAATACGTGAGTTCAAATATCAATTCAAGGAACGACCAGCTTGGGAAAAAGGCAGCCCAAAGCGTGTCAACAACTTGACCATGTACGGCAACAAAGAAATCAAAGAAGGCAAGACCAACATGCCAGGACATGTTCGCGCTGCTATCAACTGGAATAATCTGCGCAGAATGAACAGCGATAATTATTCTTTACAAGTGGTGGATGGTATGAAAGTTATTGTTTGCAAATTACGTAGCAATCCTTTAGGTTGGACTAGTATTGCTTATCCCACCGACGAGCAACATTTACCCAGGTGGTTTTGTGAACTGCCATTTGACGATGCCGAAATGGAATCTACTGTAGTTGATGGCAAGGTCGATAATTTGTTGGGAGTACTGGACTGGGATTTGGCTGGCGCAACCAACACAGATAACACATTTCAATCATTGTTTGAGTTTTAATGAAACTGAGTTCGTTAATTTCTTATAAAAGTCTTCTAGAGGATATGATTCCCCTTGATACTGTGCCATTGGCTCACGACAAGCTGGCACCGGTGTTGTACACTGTTCAATCAAATGAAATACAATTTACACATTTAACTGAACAACTGGAAGCCAACTACCAAGACATTTTAAAAAAATTAGACAATTTTGATCAGACTGCTGACCAAATTAAAAGTCAAATTGAGCTGCTGATTCAGCAGCACGAGTCAGTCTACTACGAAAATAGTACCGAGTTATATCGGCAAATGATGCAGTATGACAGCAATGAATATATCCTAGATCGTCGACAGTCGTTGACTGCTACAGTAAAAGAATTAATCATTGCTAGACTACAACGATATGGCGATTGGCACCACGCTGGCATGATCATTCGGCCCGGACGAGAAGATTGGATTAATTTCTTAGTGGGATGTGATCCGTTGTATCTTGTTGACACAGATCAAGAGTTATTGGATCCTGCATTGCTGAGATTTAATGATCAATACCAACGGCGATTGCGAACCTATGCAGTGACAGAAAGTGCGCACGATCCCATCCTAACACAATTACCGTCTGGACAGTTTGCATTTTGTTTGATCTATAACTTTTTTAACTTTAAACCGTTGGAAATAGTAAATGCATATCTACGCGAGTTGTTTCACAAACTCAAACCAGGCGGTGTCATTGCCCTGACTATCAATGACTGCAACCGAGCTGGTGCTGTTAAACTGGCAGAATCAGGTTTTAAATGCTATACACCTAAACAGGCAATTGTAGAACACTGCCAACTGCTGGGATTTGAATTGATTCAAAGTTTTCACATCGATGCTGCCAGCACTTGGTTAGAATTTAAACGTCCTGGCGAACTAACATCATTGCGTGGCGGTCAAGCCTTGGCACAGGTATTTTCTCGCATATAGGTTAAACTGGCATTGACTATTGTCAATTAATCACGTAAAATTAATACATTATTGAATTACGATCTAAATAATCATCATATTGGAGAACACATGAGAGACCACTTGTTAGACTTAGTAGAACACACATTTGAACTGGGCTGTATCGACACTGTCAAGATTACCGGCGATGCTAACGAAACCGCAATCAGCGGTGCAGCAGAAGACCGTTCGGTTGTGATCAGCGGCAATTTTTTAGTTCCAGTAGCAGATTTTGTTGGCGTATTTGGTATGCCTAACTTATCTAAACTCAAGGTTCTATTGAACTTGGGAGAGTATAAGGAAAATGCTCAAATTGCAGTAGTTCGTCAGGACCGCGGCGGTATTCAGCAGCCCGTGGGCTTGCATTTTCAAAATGCAGCCAAAGACTTTAAGAATGACTATCGCTTTATGACTGCAGAAATTGTGGAAGAAAAACTCAAGACTCCTAAGTTCAAGGGAGTCACATGGCATATTGAGTTTGAGCCACAAGTAGCCAACGTCATGCGTTTGAAGATGCAGGCATCAGCCAACTCAGAAGAACTTAATTTTAAAGTCAAAACAGAAGGCACGGACTTGAAGTTTTACTTTGGTGATCATTCAACACACGCAGGTGAGTTTGTATTTCAGTCTGATATCTCAGGTTCGCTAAAACGTGCTTGGTCATATCCAGTCAAACAATTTATCAGCATACTGGATCTCACTGGCGATAAGACAGTACGCATTAGCGATGATGGCGCAGCGAGAATTACTATAAACTCCGGCATTGCTGAATACAATTACATCTTGCCTGCACAGCAAAAATGATCGAACAACACAATTTTACAGCAAATCAGAATGACTACGCTGTATTTCTTCCAGCCATCAGCAGTTTCTATGCCAACTATGTGGGTCGTCAACGTACTGAAAATTACATCGACGCCGCACGTATGCCAGCAGGTATTCCTGACATGGAACAACTCAACTGGTTAAATTCGCAAAAAGGTCTGTTTCCTTACAAGTACAGTTTGTATTCAGCAGGTCATGCCGACTTGGACTTGTCCAAGTTTGTGGCCAAAGAGGATATGGTTCGCAACAGAGAAGCCGACACTATCATGTTGGCTGACTCAGGTGGGTTCCAGATTGCCAAGGGTGTGTGGGAAGGCGAGTGGCGCGACCCTACTAGTGCAGAAGTATCTGCTAAGATGACAGATTGCATTACTCGTAAAACTGAAATCCGACCGGTACTTGATAAGGCAGGCAAACCTAAATTAGACAAACATGGTAACCCTAAGACTATAAAAGTTGATCTTATTAAAGAGTATCAAAATAAATTGAATGCTGCACAAAAAATGCGTGAAGTTGTACTTAAATGGCAAATGGGTATTGCCACGTACGGCATGACATTGGATATTCCAACTTGGACGTTTCGCGATCCCAAAGCATCTGCTGCATCTGGTATTGCCAGCTACATTGATGCTGTAAATGCAACCAAGTATAACAACGAGTACTGGATTAACAATCGCTACGGTGACACTAAGATTCTAAATGTCTTGCAAGGAGGCACCCACGACGAAGCCGACGATTGGTACAATGACATGAAAGACTACTGTGATCCAGTTAAGTATCCTGGGCGCCACTTTAACGGATGGGGCATGGGAGGGCAGAACATGTGTGATGTACAACTGGTTCTCAAACGACTGGTACATTTAATACATGACGGGTTGCTGGAATCCGGCATACACGACTGGATGCACTTCTTGGGTACATCAAAACTGGAATGGGCAGTGCTGCTCACTGCCATTCAGCGTAGTGTGAGGAAGTATCATAATCCAACCTTTACTATCAGCTTTGATTGTGCTAGTCCATTCCTGGCAACTGCTAATGGACAACTGTATCACAACATCACTACTGAAAATCGCAAGAAGTGGAGTTATAACATGAGTCCTACGGTGGACGATAAGAAGTATGCTGTAGACTCAAGATCATTTGGTGATGCTGTCAGGCAAGATAAAAGAAATCCCAAGGATGACGAAGCAATACATCCTAATTTTGAAGATTCACCTATTACGAGCCGTATGAAGATTTCGGATGTGTGTTATTACAAGCCAGGCGACTTGAATAAGATTGGCAAGGAAGGTAAAACGTCGTGGGATAGTTTCAGCTATGCCTTGCTTATGAGTCATAATGTCTGGACACACATCGAAGCTGTACAGCGTGCCAATCGTATGTTTGATTCGGGTGTATGCCCAGACATGATGGTACATCCGTATAACCCTGACTATGACATAGACAAGGTCATTGATCGTATTTTCTCTGCCCGCGACCGCCAAAAGAGCTTGCAAATTATTGTAGATCATGCTAAAGTATGGGAACGGGTTGTAGGAACACGCGGTGCCACCGGAAAACGTGCAGTCAACGCACAAAGTCAATACAAAACACTATATGATACCAGAGAAGAGGATATCGCAGTTGATGACCTTGACATTGGCAAACTAGACAAACTGGAACAAAGCATATGAAACGAGAAGGGCACGACAACGTAAGATTTTTCTTTGGCAAGGAAGTTGAACACACTCCGGCGTATGATATGGATACTCTGTTTGTAGTAGGTGTGCAATCAGTAGAAGACATCAAACATGCGCTGGCATGTTCAACTTACGAAACCAATCACATCTACTTTGGTGCCAACATGAGTTTTCCTAATCCTCCTGTAAATGATTTCCATACTTGGACATTATGGGAAGACATGATTAAACCATTGTTGAAAACTGGTTTACTGTGTACACTTGATATCGACAGCACCAGTGTTGAAGGGCTGTGCGAATCGGGGCTAACAGAATATCATAACTTTATTCCCATGATAAGTGTCAAGTTACCTTACATGAGTCAGTTGGGATACAGCGCCACTATCAAACTGGATGATCGAGACTTTGCAGCAACCAATCCCGGAGTGTGGTGTCACAGCTTACATGCATTACAAAATCGTGCGGTGTTCACACCGTGGTCTCAATACACAAAGGACAAAGTAATCAAATGAAATTTTTTGATCGATGGTTTTATCGTAAAGCACGTTGGTGCTGGCATCGTGCAGGTGTTGTATACCCTGAACTCAAAGCCGAACAGGATTACTTGGACAAGAAGATCAAAAATAACTACATTGAACCACCAATGGAAAGAGACTCTGTTATTTGCAGCACCAGCGACAGCATTGACTTAGAGCGTCCTATCCGTTTCAAAGTGGCAGCAGCCGAAGGTGGTATGATTGTAGAAGTACAAACATACGATAGTAAAAACGATCGCAGCATCACCAAACATCATATCATTCCTGACGAAACTGATGACAAAGCTGCTGCTATTGCTCGAATTGTGTCTTGGGAATTTTTACGGAGACCCAGCTAATGTCACAGATAAAAATAACCGGACTAAATGTAAATATAGTCGGTATGTCGGTACCCAACAAAGAATTTGGGCATGCAGGAAGAGCTATAGAACAAATACTGATAGACCAAGGTATACCTATCGATTCTACTGCAGCCGGGGCTGATATTAAACATCCTGGATATAATCCGTTAGAAGTGAAATCACGTGATGTCGACGCAACTTCAGCACAGGGTGTGTGTAAAATGTCGCCGGAGTATATCAAGGTTACTCCTTATTGCCAATCTATTGTGTTTGAAAAAATGCAACAACAGTATCGAGTTAAAACAAAAGATCAACTGATTATATCAGGAGAAGTATATGATTTTTCACCTAAGTATATTCAAGATTTAATTGAAGAAGCATACGAAGCTGCAAGAAAAAAATTAATAAACGGCAATGATGATCCCTATATATACGGGACTGCATGGGGTTATCTGGAACAAACAGTAAAAGGATCAAGGTCATATGAATTTAGAATCAGCAACAATGCCATGAAAAAATTAGAAAATACTTCAAAATCGACCTATAACAAATTTTTCGAGTAAAAAAATGATTCAAGCAGAACGCGAACAAATAGAACGCATTAAAGAAGCAGCACAGAGACAAATATGGGTAACCTTCCAAAAAGAAGGTATCCATAAATATCCTGCGGCCTTGACAGATCCTGCATTGGCCACTGGAGATGAATATGATGTATCGTTTCTTGGCTATCCTCATCGTCACATCTTTCACTTCAGGGTGTGGATTGACGTCTGGCACAACGATCGGGACATTGAGTTTATCCAATTCAAACGCTGGTTGGAAAACCTTTACCGTTCCCCCAATAACCATAATACGAATACCGTTTTAAGTTTAGATTATAAATCATGCGAAATGATTGCCGACGATCTGTACGTACAGATTGCCGCAAGATATCCTGGACGTAGTGTCTGGATAGAAGTAGCCGAAGATGGTGAGAACGGCTGCTTGATTAAATATAACACTCACCGCCCTTATCAACACATAGTAATCTAAGGAAACACAATGGCCAAGCCATCAATCAAATCTAATCCTAAAGTAACACAAATTTTCGACGACCTCGAACAGTTTCTTGAATTTTGTCGCGACTATGGATATAAATTTAACGAAGCAGATCTATACAATTGGAAAAGCTATGCTTACCAACAATTCAACAAACGTGTGCAGGGCAAGCATGTCAAAGACATGTGGATGCAAGATGCACCACGGGTGCGTTAATCATGCGTAAATTATTTTACATGGCACTAGAGTCGTACGAATCAAGATACACTCTGCAACTGACTGAATGGAATCGGCGTGTGTTTGAACGTCGAGGACTTGATGTAGTGTATGTTCCTGGTGAAACACTTGACAATTCAGGTGCCATCTCAGTAGGACAAGTGTTAGACGCACACGGACGCAGTTACTTTGCCATGAGTCAGATGATGAATCTTGTCAAGATGATGCGAAATGGCGAAGTTACTAGCGATGACGTTGTGTATTTTGAGGACATGTTTTCGCCTGGTATTGAGAGCTTGCCCTATATCATGGATCAGGTTCCAACGAATCTTCAACCACAAATCTATGTTCGTTGTTTGGCACAGGCAATTGATCCCGACGACTTTGTGCATGTCTGGGGCATGGCCGGCTGGATGTCAACTTATGAACGCATGGTAAATCAGGTTCCCAATGTTCACGTATTGGCCACCAATGAAGAAATGGTTGCTCACATGCGTATTGCTGGGTGGACAGCTCCTATCTACAACATCTCAGGACTAGCATTCGGCAAAGACGAAGTGTTAGAACGCATCGGTGGTTTGGCAAACGTCAAACCTTTTGCAGAAAGACCCAGACGTGTGGCATTTGCTGCCAGATTTGATCAGGAGAAACAGCCGGGATTCTTCATGGATCTCATTGACATGTATGCTCAGTTAACCACTGAACCATGCGAGTTTGCTATCATGTCTGGAGGTCCGTTGCGTAGTAACAATCCGGAATATGTTGCTCGTGCAAGACAAATGCAACAACAAGGACGTCTTGCAATTTATGAAAATCTAAGCAAGAATGATTACTATGCCTTGCTCAACGATACTCGTGTGTTGTTTAACTGTGCCTTGCAAGACTGGGTTAGCAACACAGTGAGTGAAGCAGACACAGTGGGTTGCAATGTGTTGTATCCTGCTTATCGCAGTTTCCCTGAAACCTTTGCCGATGATCCCAACCGATTGTACGTACCTTGGTCTATTGACGATGCTTATCACAAGATGCAGAATCTCTTGCGTGAACCACATCACAACATGGGTCTCATCAGTGATTGGACCAACAGCACTGTTGATCGCATTGTGGACATATTGGAAGGCAACGGTGAGCAATGGAATCGTGCTGGAAATCGCTACAGAGATCATGTGAGTCAACCTAAATATCATGTACGGAAGATAGAAGAATGAATGTAATTGTAACTGGAGCAGCCGGCTATATCGGCGGACAAACTGTGCTGGCATTGTCAGCGGCTGGATATCAGGTCATTGGTGTGGATCAACACACGCCCGGCACTGCTATTCAATCGGTAGTGGATGATTTTTTAGTTTCGGACTTTTCTGAAACCAATTGTTTGCACTTGATAGCTCGTGCGCAACCTGTTGCTATTGTTCATTGTGCTGGGACCAGTTTAGTTGGTCCCAGCATATTGGATCCCAGCACATATTATGAAAATAATTTTGTCAAAACCAAATGCATGCTGGATTATCTAGTAGCTAACAAGTTAACCGATATCAAATTGATATTCAGTAGCAGTGCTGCGGTCTATGGTGAACCTATCATGTTACCATGCAGTGAAGAAGATCCTCCCATGCCCATCAGTCCCTACGGCGAAAGCAAGCTGATGGTGGAATTTATGCTACAGGCCTATCACCGTGCTTACAATCTCAAGTACACTGCATTTAGATATTTCAATGCCTGTGGAGCTGACCCCCAGGCTCGACACGGACAAGCACCTGGAGCCACACACATCATTGCCAGAGTACTAGAAAGTGCGAGAGACAATCAAGAGTTTGTACTGAATGGAACTGACTTCGACACTGCCGACGGCACTTGCATACGTGATTATGTTCACGTAGAAGATTTGGCCCAAGCACATGTTCTAGCAGTACAGCAAGATGTAACAGGTATCTTTAATCTAGGAACAGATCAAGGACACAGCAACATGGAAATTATTGACATGGCCAGGTCTGTTATCGGTCGCAAGGTTGCTGTCAGCACAGGTCCTCGACGTACAGGTGATCCAGCACAGTTGACAGCATCACCTGCTAGATGGTCAAATGCCACCGGTTGGCAACCTGCTTTTGCATTACAAGATATAGTTCAGCATGCCTGGACTTGGTATAATCGATGATTATGCATCCGGTTCTGGCAAGAAACTTTACTACGTAGATTACTAAATAAACAAAAATATTACCACGCAATTATTCACTCAAAGATTAAAGCTTATGTATCGAGAGGCCGAGTTAGTACATTGGATGCAAAATCAAGACCATAAAATTCTACTGCCAGCGCAGGTAGATATCGACTTGACTAATATTTGCAATCAAGATTGTTACTATTGCAATTCCGCGGTTCATCGAAAGATGGCACCAGTACAAAAAAATTATAAAGAATATATTGGATTATTGGATAAACTATCAACTTGGAGATCACATTCTCCTAATAGCTTTGGAACTACTCATACTATTACCTATCCCGGTGGGGGAGAACCCACAGTATTGAATGGATACGAGCATGTTATCGAGCATACCATAGACTTGGGATTTTTAACGTCAATTACCACCAATGGATCCAAACTCGATCGATTACTTGACAGTGTTCCAATTGAAAAATTAAAAAAAATAGCCTGGATCGGAATCGACGTTGATGCCGGAACCGAGGATCTATACGAAAAAATACGCCGAAGCCTAACAGCAAAAAGTCTTTTTCCTAGAGTAACCGAAAATGCCAAAGAACTGATTAAAATTGGAGTTAATGTCGATTTTAAATGTCTGATTAATCCTTACAACGATAATCAAGAAGCTATTGACAATTTATTTGATTATGTAAAATCGATCAATGGCAGAAAGTTATATTTCAGACCAGTTATCTATAATAATATAGCACACACTATCACCGAACAACTTAAACTGTGGATTGAACAAGCGTCAAAAAGAACAGGTATTCGATATTGGATCAATGAAAATAAAACACAACCTAGAAAATATAAACGTTGTCATCAGATGTATCATTTTCCTGTGTTTTGTGCCGACGGATACATTTATGTCTGTTGTGACAACAAAGGTAACCCTAACTTTAGCCTAGGTAGATGGGACGAGAATGATTTTAGAGATTTGTGGATGTCACAGCGACATCATGACATATACAACCATACCAATGTGGGATTATGCTCGCCGTGTAGACCAAATGCAACCAATAACACCATACAAGATATTATCAACGACCCTGAGAAAATAGAAAATTTATACGTATGAACATTATATTTCCGATCATTGAACTCATTGACAGGTACAGCATTGCTTGTATTAAATTTAAAAAAACCAATGGATTAAACAAAGATGAACTTGAGTTTTATAAAAAACAAATTGATAATATTTCCGTCGAACGGATAAAAAACGAAATTCAAGAGCTAATGTCAATTCACGAAAAAATATGGATGTTAGAAAGCGAATTAAAGAGTGGGCATGAAAATATGATAAGTTTAGAAGAAATCGGAAGACGTGCAATAGAAATCAGAAATTGGAACAATATTCGAATTAAAACTAAAAACAAAATTGCCGATATTTTAAACAAGGACACAGTGCGTGAAATCAAAAAAAATCATGTCAGCGAATAAATGGGAAACTGGACACATAGACCCATGGTGGGATTTAAGTTTTAAGAATCTCAATTATCAATACTATCCGTTAAAAAATACACATGATTTAGTTCGGTGGATTAACGAAGGTTATCATCATTTAAATCTTAACGGAGAATTGTACAGTATGCCTAATCCGATGCCGGAGTTGGCAAACAAATTTTTTATGTTGTTCCCTTGGAAAAATGTCAGTATTGCTTTTTACAAAATGAATACGTGTGATGCTTTACCAATGCACTCAGACAGTTATACATCATACACAAAACGATTCGGAGTGGAATCTATAGATGTTTGTCGCGCAGTGGTTTTTCTCGAAAATTGGTGCAGCGGACATTATTTCGAAATTGACGGTAAACCATTGATGCCGTGGAAAGCCGGAGATTATGTACATTGGAATCATGATGTTCCGCATTTCGCTGGTAATTTTGGTGTTCAGCCTCGTTACACTGTTCAAATAACAGGGCATTTATAATGCAAATTAAATCTCTAGATCAATATAGTAATCCATTTGATGCGGTAAAAGAATTCGAATGCATGTTGCAACAATATACCGGTGCTCCATATGCTATCGTAACTGATTCCTGCACCCATGCTATTGAAATAGCTCTACGAATTAATCTTCCAAAAAAAACAAGTTTTCCATGTAGAACATATCTTAGTGTTGTAATGTTAATGCATAAATTAAATATTAACTATCAATTCAATGAAGTTAATTGGTTTGCAGACAAAAAATATAATTTTACAAGCACTCACATCTGGGATTGTGCAAGATATTTTAAAAAAAATATGTATGAAAAAAATCAAGTGCAATGCATAAGTTTTAATAGAGAAAAACCATTATCAATAGGCAAGGGCGGTGCAATATTAACTGATGATCCAATATTGGCTGAGCGTGCTAATAGAATGAGATACGACGGTAGAGATATTTTTAAATATAAAAATTGGATAGATCAAGAAATTTTTGAACCTGGATTTCACTATTATTTAAGGCCTGAAGAATGCATTGTTGGAATGAATCTATTAAGTTCCCAATCATTGATTTCTCAGACTGATAGTATGTTTTTAAAGTATCCCGATTGCTCAACAATGAAAATAGTCAATGACTTATCTTAATCCCAACAAATGGATGATTGTTAATTATCGACCTGGAACAGGCGGAAAGTTTTTGTGTTTAGCATTAACAACCATTGAGAAAATTGCACACTGGAATCCCGATGTTGAATTTCAAAATTTATCTTGGGAAAATTATATAAAAAATCTCTGGAATCCAGACAATAAAGAACTCTGGTTGGCATCTGAACCTATTACTTGTTGGGATTTGACATTTTTTAGTAGAACTATGCCAAGAGGAGAAGAATTATCATTATCGGAATTTGATGATTTGTGCCAAATTCAAAGTAGCCAATATTTTAAAGAGATATGGGAATCTGACAAGATAATTTTGGATTTTTTAAACAAAAAAGTAGTTCCAGATTGGTGGAAACAATCAAAAATTATTAAATTAGATGCAAACATCAATGACCCGGGCTTCAAAAAAAGATTGCTCAAAAAGATTTATATCTGGGACGAAGTGACAAAAATGGGCCATACTATGATGGATAAACCTATGCCAGAGCAAAAATATCAGAACGCAGCGTTTTTTAAAAATAAATGGAAGCATGGTCCATTTTCTTCTAAAGAAGAATGGATAGATTGGGTAGTCGAAAATGACACAAGGGTTAATTTTACTATATCAAATCCTGATATAGTAATGCATGATTTGTTAGATTTTCAAAAAATTTATTTTTTTCTAAAAGAAATTGCAAATTCCATTGGATCTACTGTAGACTACGAAAAATTAAAAGTATTGCACGAATATTGGATAACACGTTATTAAAAAAAAATAATAATTGATTGACTTAGATCTAAATAAACTGTATACTACATTATGATTGGTCATCCTCGACCACAACAAATAACTCGGAGAAATAAATGGGCAATCCAACACCACCAGAACTCTTAAAAAGAGACCAAGAAATAAGAAACTCACTTGCAGGCGCACAACAACAAGGTGACGACGATAAAAACTATAAAGAAAAACATTTATCACAAGTAATTCGGCAACGTTTAGAAGCAGGCAAGGTCAGATATTGGGCCGGTGACAACATTTCAGCACACATCACAGAAGAGGAAAAAACTCAACTAGTAGACGAACTCACAGTCAAATTTGAAGACGTGTTACAAAGTTTGGTAATTGACACAGTCACAGATCCTAACAGTCGCGGTACAGCACGCAGATTGGCCAAGATGTATGTGTACGAAATTATGTCTGGGCGATATGAACCGGCACCAGACGCAACAGCGTTTCCGAATGATTCAAAGGATAGATATGAAGGTATGTTGGTTGTGCGCAGTGAGTTGCGCAGTATGTGCAGTCACCATCATCAGCCTGTTAGCGGTGTTGCCTACATTGGAATCATTGCCGCAAATAAACTTATCGGGCTATCTAAGTATACTAGGATTGCTCAGTGGTGCAGCCGCCGTGGTACTTTGCAGGAAGAACTTTGCAACGACATTGCAAGAGAAATAATGCGGGCTACAGACAGTGAGAATGTGGGTGTGTATATTCAAGCCACACACGGCTGCTGTGAGAATCGCGGTATTATGGCACACTCAAGTTTGACACAGACCACAGTGCTTCGCGGGGCATTCTTGTCCGATCCTGGCACCAAGAAAGAGTTTTTTGACAATATCAAACTACAACAAGAGTTTGCTCCACGTTAAGATAACTACAAAAAATAATGACTATTGATTTAAAAAATGTTTTGATTTGGGATCCAGATCACACGTATGAATTGAATCTTGCTAATCGATTAGGTATTGAACTGTTTGGTAATGCAGAGATTGTAAGCGATATTGACCCCCAGCAAATTAAAAATGACCATAGAAAAAAAGTTGTTGTTAGGGATTGGTGGTCATGGGGCGGAGGAAACCAGCCTCCGCAGGATCTCAGTTGGGCCAATTTGCTTATTTGCTACACCAGCGAATTGATCATCGGTCCATGGGAATCGTATTATGACATGACTTCTGAGCACTTTAATAATAAAAATTTGATTTGTGTTGCCAACGGGAGATTTGTAATGGATCATTACCCAGATGATTTGGTGTTTGATCATCTGGGACATTTTTTTTCAAAAATAGTTGATGTATGTAAATATCAGTCTTGGGATCAGACCACAAGCAAACCCAAAATATTTGACGCTTTGCTGGGAATTGCAAAAGAGCACAGAATACTTGTATATGAAAAATTAATCGAAGCGGATCTATTGAATCAAACTTTTCTCAACATACATGGCAGTGTAAACTACACCAGTCCAGATCTAATTGAATATGATGATCCAATAATCACTGAGGATGCCCGCAAAAACAGCATGCGGGGACTTCCTGGGTTGGCCAACGGCATTGGGGTAAGCCACAGTATTCCTTTTAAAATTTATCAAAACAGTTGGTATTCTATAGTGGCCGAAACCAATCCATGGTTTTCAAATTTTCTCTCAGAAAAAACAGCCAAACCGTTGTTTGAAAAAAAAATATTTGTAATGTTTGGTCCACAAGGATCACTGGCACACTTACAAAGTATGGGCTATCAAACCTTTCATGGAATTATTGATGAAAGTTATGACCAAGAACCCGATCACAATGCCCGGTGGTCTATGGCATTTGATCAAGTGATAAAATTATCTAAATCTAATCATGTAGACGTTTACAAAACAGCACAAACTGTGTTGGATTATAATCACCAACATGTCTGCGACCATAAGTATCGATTAGAAAGATTAAAAGAATTCTTAAGCAAACACCTCATAAAGTTAAATGTTTAATTTTAAAAAGCACTGTAGCGGCCTTTTTCTGGCATTCATCCCGCTTTACAAATTCTGCAAGCCTATGCTATAATATATCATAGGAGATCAATAATGGCAAATCTGACAAACTACAACATAGGTGGAGACATTGTCAAAGATGACGAAACCTATCAGATCATCGACAATCAACAGTTAAAAAACTTGACCTTGAGTCAAACACGATTGCATGCTCATCGGCAGACTCGTGGGCATAGACATGCTGGGCAAGAAGAAATATATTTCTTCATTGCTGGCACAGGACAGATGATTGTAGGCGACGAAGATTCCGATGCATTTGCAGTCACTACCGGGGACGTAGTAATCATTCCTGACGGTGCGTTTCATCGTGTCATCAACACCCACGAGATCGATCTCGTATTCAATTGTGTATTCGACGGATCAAGGAATCATTAATCATGTCAAATAAAAAATTCTTTTCAACAAAAACTTACAGACAAATTGGTCCTGTCGCTTATCGTCAATGGCGTGCTGACAGTCATTGCAACTTAATTCACGGATATGCCATGAGCTTTCACTTTGAGTTCGAAGCCGACACACTAGATGCTCGTAACTGGGTGACTGACTTTGGTGGATTAAGAGAACTAAAAGACAAACTAGAAGAATGGTTTGACCATACTTTGCTAGTGGCACAGGATGATCCACAACGTGAACACTTGCTGAACCTAGGAAAGCTGGGCTTGGCCAAGATTACCGAAGTTGAACGTACTGGATGCGAAGGACTAGCAGATTTCTTGTATGAATATATCAATACCATTTATTTGCCCAATTGCGGTGCAGAAGAAGCCAAACGAGTTTGGTGCTGCCGAGTAGAAGTTCGAGAAACTGACAGCAATATGGCTGGACGGTCAGGACATAGGGAAGACAACGAGTTTGCGGATTAATCAATGAAAACGATCCAGATCAATCGCATGACCATTGGCGGCGACAGCCCCCTGGTTCTCATTGCTGGTCCGTGCCAAATCGAAAGCGAAACACATGCTCAACACATGGCAGGATCAATTCTTGATATCACTCGCAAATTAGGTATTCCTCTTATTTACAAAAGTAGCTTTGACAAGGCCAATAGAAGTAGTGCTGTCACACCCCGTGGTGTCGGTATAGATGAGGGTTTGAAAATTCTCAACGGTATCAAGCATCGTTACGGTATTCCAGTATTGACCGACATTCACGAAAGCTATCAAGCTCAAGTGTGCGCCGATGCTGGCGTCGATGTGTTGCAAATTCCAGCATTTCTTTGTCGTCAGACTGATCTGTTGATAGCAGCCGGTCGGACTGGGTGTGTGATCAATGTAAAGAAAGGACAATTTTTAGCACCGCATGACATGAAAAATGTTGCTGAAAAAATTGCTTCTACTGGTAATGAAAGAATTATGTTATGTGAAAGAGGATATACTCATGGATATAATAATTTGGTTGTGGATATGCGTAGCTTACCCATTATGGCTGATACTGGGTATCCCGTGGTTTATGACGCTACACATAGTGTCCAACAGCCTGGAGCATTTGGCTCAAGCTCAGGCGGCGATCGACGGATGGCCGCCCCATTGGCCCGGGCGGCAATAGCAACCGGATCAGTAGCGGCAGTGTTTATCGAAACACATGAAGATCCCGATTCAGCACCCAGCGATGGTCCCAACATGGTGCCGCTACCGGACCTAGAACGCTTGATAACACAGCTAAATTTTTTACATCAAAATGTCCAACAATATCTCGAAGATTAGTATACTGTTGCCTACTCGAGGCCGCACTGAACAATTAGATCGCAGCGTTTCTAGTCTAATTGATTCGGCCGATGATCCTGCAGCACTTGAATGGTTGTTTGCATTCGACAGCGACGATGCCGACAGCTATACCTGGTTTGCCAAACATGTGTTACCTAAAATAAAATCCTCTGATGCACTGTATACCTGTTTGCAATTTGAACCAGTGGGATACGAAAACTTACATTTCTATATCAATGCATTGGCCAAAAAAGCCACAGGTAGTTGGTTTGTATTTTGGAACGATGATGCTGTGATGAATACTGCAGGCTGGGACACGGTGATCAACAGCCACAACGGACGATTTTGTTTGCAGGCCTTTAATACGCATAATTTTCATCCTTACAGTATTTTTCCCATAGTACCAAGAACCTGGTTTGAGATAATTGGTCACTTGAGTCAGCACCAGTTGACTGATGCTTGGCTAAGTCAGATTGCCTGGCTACTAGACATTGTGGTCAAAATCGATGTCAATGTTGAACACGAACGTTTTGATCTAAGTGGAAAAAACAACGACAACACATTTAAACGTAGGCAAATTTTCGAAGGCAACCCAGATGATCCAAGAGATTTCAATTACATTACGCATCGTCGGGCTCGTGTTGAAGAAACCGTTAAACTGGCAGAATATCTCAAGCAACAGGGATATGAGTTAACACACTGGCAAGGTATACAGAATAAAACCAATGGACCATGGGATAAAATGATGGCAGCCGATGTTAATGGCCACTTGAAGCAGTACCAAACATGATCGTGCATATAATTCAAACTCGTCATGGCAAAATGGCTATTCGTTATCCACAAGATTTTATCAGTCAAGCCCTGTTATCAAAAGGCGAGTATGAATGGTACGTAGTTGATCTAGTGGTCGAACAGGCACGACTACGAGGACCTGGCGTAATTTTAGATATAGGATCCAACATGGGTACAGTGTGTTTGCCAGTTGCACAGCAATTACCCAACTACACGGTTGCAGCATTTGAGCCGCTGCCGGCTATGCAAGAAATATTGTTGCAAAATATTCAACTGAATAACATTACTAATATTCAAACATACAACCATGCACTGGGCGATTCGTACGGAGTTATGCAAATACAGGAACCGCTGTACGACCAAGCTGCAAACATTGGTGCTTTCAGTCTCAATCCTGCTGTGTGGGGAAACAGTGATATTAGTGTAGGGCACGGTAAAGAAATCACGATAGAAATAAAACCATTGGATTCTATGATATTTTATGATCCCATCTGTTGTATCAAATTGGATGTAGAAGGGTACGAGTTGTCGGTTTTAAAAGGGGCTGTTGAAACCTTGCGTGTGCATGATTTTCCTCCCATCATCTATGAACGATGGAGTTATAATACTTGGTGGAACAACGAAGCCAAACTGTTGCAAGATTGGCTTGTTGAACTTGGCTATCAAGTTCAGCATCATAATGACACTGCTATAGCTGTATATAAACAATGAAAAATTATCTAATCAAAAGTCTTTATCATATAAAAAACAAAAACTGGCAAGTGCTGGATCGTAGTTACGAAGTTGATCTGCATGAAAACTATCTACAAATGCACGACATCAGTTGTGCCAGTTTTGATCAGTATTTGCAAGGCGACTGGGAATTGAAATTTATCACAGGTGAATTTGAGAATATCAATCAGGCATTCGAATATACCCATTGGATGATTTCTAAATATTGGCATCAAGGAAATTGCAACATACTGTACACCGATCCTGACACAGTGTGTCAAAAACCAACAGATATATTCAATAAGTTTGACAAATTCATGATGTTCAATTATACTGAACCTAGGACATTCGATCAACCCAATCCATATGGTTGTTATTTTGAAAATTTTTTCAACGCTGGCGTGAGATATTTTCCAGCCGTAATGGATCGAAAATTATGGGGGCTGGGTAATACCTTGGCTACAAAGTGGGATCATTCAACTTATGATACGGAACAGCTTATTTTAAATGCCATGCTATGGCGACAAAAGGTTACATTAGAACAGGTCCTACATCCTGAAATTGCATACCAGGCTCCAAGACTGCCTTTTATATCTCAACAGGCTCAAGACGAATGGAATGGAATTGCTATGTCCCAAGCGCATATTGTTCACGTCCACGGCAGCAGAAACAGTGCTATTAAATTAAATCTTATGAAAGAAATTAGAGAGGCAACTAAATGAAAAAAGTATATGTAAGCTGGCACGATGTACAGCAACAGGTGCAGGAACTAATTCGACAAATGTGTTTGGACAAATGGACACCAGACTATGTAGTGGGTATCACACGAGGTGGCTTAACACCGGCCAACTTGATCAGTCAGTACCTTGATTGTCCTATGGAAACACTGAAAGTCAGACTACGTGACGGTGCTGCCGACGAATGCGAAAGCAACTTTTGGATGGCCGAAGATGCGTTCAACGGCAAAAACATTTTGATTGTAGATGATATCAATGATTCGGGAACCACATTAAACTGGATCAAACGAGATTGGGAAGGCAACTGCTTTGAACATGACGAACAATGGGACTTTGTTTGGGGTAAGAGTACTCGTGTAGCCACTCTATACGACAATCAAGCAAGTCAAAGCCAATTGGTTCCGTCTTACGCTGCTGAAACCATCAACAAACTAGATGATCCGCAATGGATTGTTTTCCCTTGGGAAGAATGGTGGTGGCACCGGAATTCTGATGGAAGTCACCACGCAGGTTGACACTGACCTAAATAAACAGTACAATTAATCAATAACTCAGCGGATATACCATGGAAAAAATACACTACACAGAAATCTTTTACAGTTTACAAGGCGAAGGACGCTGGGCTGGAGTGCCCAGCGTGTTCTTTAGAACATACGGATGTAACTTTCGCTGCAAGAAGTTTGGGCGTGATCGCAACGAAGAGATTGCAGGAGCCAACCCAGAAGTAGCAGTGGTTATAGAAAATCTCAGTCAATACAAAAGCTTTAAGGATCTACCATTGGTATCAACCGGATGCGATTCGTATGCTTCGATCTATCCTGAATTCAAGAAATTCAGCAATCATAAAAACGTAGACGAAATCATTGACGAGATGCACGGAATGATTCCTGGCAATCAATGGGCATGGAGTAGAACCAGTGACGACATACACCTGGTCATAACAGGCGGAGAACCCTTGTTGGCTTATCAACAACTGTATCCAGAAATGATTGAAAAATGTCGAGGCCACGGGCTACGCAATGTCACCATTGAAACCAACGGTACTCAAGAATTGTATCCCGAAGTTCACGAATATCTGTTTCAAGAGTTTACACGATTTGGCAGAGACCGCGACAATCTAACTTTCAGTGTGTCAGCCAAGCTGCCCAGTTCCGGTGAGAAATGGACAGATGCCATCAAGCCTGCAATTGTTAAAAGCTATCAAGACATTGGAGTGACTTACTTGAAGTTTGTGGTTGCCACTAGAGAAGATCTCAACGATGTGGATCGTGCAGTGGCTCTTTATCGCGAGGCTGGATTCTCGGGTCCTGTGTACTTGATGCCCATTGGCGGTGTTGCTGACGTCTACAACGTCAACACACAGCAGGTAGCAAACATGTCCATGGAGCGAGGATATCGTTACAGCCCAAGATTGCAGGTAGACTTGTGGCGTAATGCTTGGGGTACTTGATCAGTGAGTGACAACAGCGCAAAAGGTCGCAACAGTTTCGATGTCAATGTTGGTAATGTAGTTGTGCCTTTTTTTAACCGCAATGTCACTCCTTATCCTACAGAAGCTGGTGCACCTGCATTTGATCTAGTTCCTGTTACTAGACAAAAAGACATCATGCTGAATGTTGCTCGCATGCATGCCGAGCAAGAATATAATCGCATCATGGAGTTGGTATCAGTACTACAAAAGCAAGCTGATGAAATCAAACGCAGGCTTGACCTGACTGACATGGTGCATGCTGCCCGATACGATTTTCAAATTGCACACGGACAGGTCTATTGGTTAGTGCAGGATCATAGACAAAATGAAATCATATTGTGCGGCATGGGACCTGACGGTTGGTCGGCAGATCCACCTGCATGGTATGAATACATTGTGGCAGTCAAGTGGTTGGGTGACCACACATGGATAGAAGTAAAGGACAAATGATATGTTTGACAAATTAAAAAGTTTTTTTAAATCGCCGGAACCACTAACGCCAATTCCGGCTGAAGCTGTCAAGGCAGCTAAGAAAGAACGCACTAAAAAAGTGGAGCCACAAAAGTCAGAAAAAGACTTGGCTACTGAACGTGGGGAACCTTACGTTGCTATTCTCGGCATGGATGTAGATCCTGAAAATATCCATCAAGGTGCCTTTGAATTGGATTGGAACGAAAAGTTTGTGGCCAATTTGATCCGTGCAGGATATGTAGGGAAGACCGATGCTGATGTAGTAGATCAATGGTTCCAGAACGTTTGTCGTCACGTTGTTATGGAAACCTGGGAACAAGAGCAGGCCATGAACCCTACTAGATTCACACGCAGCAGAGACATTGGAAATGGACGCACGGAAGTATCGTGATCAAAAACTGTAGTTCAAACTTCTAACCCTAAAACTAAAATGATATTCAACAAAATTAAAGAACTAAAACAGCAGGGACTGAGGATCGGTATCACTTTCAGTACATTTGATTTGCTACATGCTGGACACATTGCTATGTTGGCCGAAGCTAAAAATCACTGTGATTACTTGATTGCTGGCTTGCAAACTGATCCCACAATTGATCGACCTGACACAAAGAATCCTCCAGTGCAGAGCATAGTGGAACGACAGATACAGTTGTCGGCCACTAGATTTGTAGACGAAATAGTGATATACCAAACCGAGCAGGACTTGGTAGACTTGCTGTTGATCTTGCCAGTGGATGTCAGAATCTTGGGTGTAGAATATGCCGACAAAGAATTTACAGGTGCACACGAATGCTACGCCCGCGGAATCGAATTGATCTTCAACAAACGTGATCATTCATTCAGCAGCAGTAGCCTTCGCAAACGTGTAGTGCAGGCCGAGCTTGAAAAAGATCAATTC